TCAAGAAGGTCTCTGGTTGACGCCTCCATTTAATATCCACGTCTCCACCGCAGAACGAAGGTACTGTTTTGGGTGGGTACGGATAGGTTTTGGGAAATTATGATTTTCGGTATATTTCCAGATGGTCATGCGTGACGACACATGCATCATCTGCATTACTTCTTTTTCGTTAATCATTTCGATATCGGCCATAAGCCACCCCCAACGGCCAAAGGCCTCTATTAATAATCATTCTGCGAGTTAGGAATAATTCGCTGCCAGATAGCTGACACGTACTTAGCTTGGTGCTTTGCATCCGCCAGCGCATTATGCATGTCGCCTTCAAACGGTATGTCCCGGCGTGGGTTTATCCCTATCTGTCTGCCAAGTTCGACGATGGTTCTAACGTCACGGTCATTCGCAAAATGCCAGGCACATGGAATAAATTCGCGGTCATAGGTGGCCCGTAGAATTACGTTATCGAAGGTGGCTCCATTTCCCCATACCTGAACTTTGCCAGAGTCGGCATTGTCGCGAATAAAGGTATTCAGCTTAATCAGTGCAGCTGAAATGGTTATAGCGTCCTTATCGCAGATAGCCGCTCTGGCTTCCTCGCTTTGCTGCATCCACCACATGATGGTATCTGCATCAGGAACAGCACCGCCATTAACTGCACTTTTTAGGCTAACAACCCGGTAAAAATCTGCACCCAATTCACCAGTTGATGGGTCAAAGAACACAGCACCGATGGAGACAATGGGCGCATTTGGTTTATTGCCCATGGTTTCAAGGTCGATCATTAAATGGTTCACGTTAAATATTCTCCTGCTCTGGTGCTGTTGGTGCGGACTCTGCTTTGCGAATCACAAGCAGCTCTTCCAGACCTTTAATCGCATCCGCGATGACGTATGCCATATCACCGCCGTTCTGGTACTGAAGGGAACGACGCAGTTCTGCAATGAGGCGGGTGATTCGCTCAACAGTAAGCGGTCCGTGTGCCGGGTGGTTAGCTGGGTCTGTTAAGTTGATTGTCATGCTGCACGCTCCTGAAATAACACTGACTGCTGATAGCCAGTAAGAAACCATAAACCATCCGCCCGTTGACTCATTTCATACCAATCCTCTGGGTTCAGGTCGGACACGAGATTATCTCCGCAGATGCAGGTATCTTCCCCTCTAGGCTCAGAGTCATATTCAGCGCCAGCAGTGAACCTCTCAGGGTTCTCCGAGTGAACGCACGTCATTTTAGTTACATTCGACATGCTCATTGTCCTTCTCCTTCGATAACCGGAATTCCCGCAGCGACGACGATTCCATTAGTCAAATTGGAGTTCTGGCGGTTAGAGCGACATACCAGCGCCCAAAAGTTCATATCGCAAATCAGTGCGACTCGCATTTCCGCAGTAAATCGATAGCCGAGCTTATTTGACTTGCCTGCTGAGCGCCGACGCTTGCGCATTATCTTGCGAACGTGAGCCGCATTAACCTCAACCTGGCGGTGTCTTGAAGCGTAAACACCCTTCGCTGGTATTTTTCGAGCCTGTTGCTGGTAAGCAGTTAACAGGTCATGTACGTCTGTTGATTTAGCCATTCTTTTGCTCTCCTTCGATAACCTGAATGCCAGCGGCGGCCAGCGCTTCCAGCACTTCGTCCCGGTCGTAGCAGTCACCTTCCGGGTCTTCCTGAAGGTATGCTTCGTCGATGTGATACCCTTCGCAGGAATAGCGTTTTGGCAGCGTCACGGTACGGGACTCCGCCAGCTGCTTTAACCCTTCCTCGGTCATGCGCTTGTAATGATCGCGTGACTGGATTACCTGAGCGTGGCTTTTTTCAAGCTCGGTGATGCGCTGGCGGGCGGAATTCAGTTCAGCAACATTTTTTTCAAGCTCATCAATTTTCACATCACTATCGCATGCCTGTTCGTGTACCCGAGACGCCACTCGATGCCAGCGACGCTCACCTGCCAGTGCCTTCTCCAGCGCCTCTACCAGTGAGGTAATGTATTTACGCAGCACTCGGGCGTATTGAGTGGACGGAGTTGGGTATTCGCTGAGTTGTTTCAACTGAGCCAGCGCATCATTAATTTCAGTCTGCGCCAGTGCGGTGATATCAGTCATTCCACGCCTCCAGTTCGTTCTGGATCTCTTCGTCGATTTCGTCGTTGGTGGCGTCTTCGTTGAGATAGTCGCGCGCCTCTTTGAGATACTTTTCCCGACGTTCGTTGTACCAAGCTGAAAACTCTGGCGACCAACCAATCGTTGTGCCGTCATAGTCAAATCTGGCGTTATCCTCTGCCATACGCTCAACCATGCAATGAGCGGTCGTTAAGGCACACTCACGGATGTAGCCGCGCAAGTCGCGCTTATGCCAGTACGGACTGTATTTCGAGTCACAGCGGCCTTTAAATTCGACAGTCCAACGACGGATGCAGCGTGCATTAAGTGATTTGCTCATTGTGCAGATTCCTTGCGTCTAGTCGTCCACGACACGCTGTGTTCAGCCGTCAGGGTGAATGAGTGCCCGCATTCACTGCAGGTCATTTCGTCCTCGTCGGCCTCATAACTTTCCTCGGTGCTGACGTTAGCGTTGCACCAAGGGCATTTAGCCTGATCTTCATTGAAATAATCCCACTCGTTGTAATCTGCATTTTCTTCAATCCTGGCTAATGCATCAGAGCGGATTTTTGCTTCTTCGGCTTCCCTGCATGGATGACAAGTCCACCCCCACACGCCATTTTCATCACAAGAACCCCACATGCCGCCGCCGTTGTCATGCTCATTGCGCGGAGGTATTGGCGTAGCTTCTTTGCGGGTGAGCCCACAACACTGGCAACGATCGTGCTCTTCGCAGACAACGTATGGCATTTTGTCGCCGTTCTTATTGCAATGGGCACAGCCGTTTATCCACATCCAAACGCCATTTACCTCAAGCGCATACAGGTGTTTCTCTGGGGGCGTGAGTTTAATTTCAGGATGATGCCAGTCATCACCAAATTCCTGGGTGCTACCATTTCGCATGCGATTCATTCCGGGCTTTAACCGAGGATCATCAATTGGTGCGACAATGATTTCGTTTTTATCGGTGCGGTTACTCATGAGCGACTCCTTGGCGTAGCTGTGAGGCGAATCCATTGCAGAGCTCACCGGCATCCTGCAAGACCAAGCGCGCATCTTCATGCAACCCTTGGGCGTATTGTTTAAGGTATTCGCCAGCCTGCTCGGCTCCTTTCGCTCGGACGTCAGCCAGATACGTGTCTGTTGCCTTGAATGGATTCTCAGCTTCAACATCGCGAGATATGTATGCGTTGATTTCAGAAACGTAATCCATCGGAACACCGGCATACAGGTATTCGTCTGCGTTCACGTACTCTTCGTGGTTTTCGCTAATGTCTGTCAACAGGCGCAACATTTGTGCGTTTTCCGCTACCACCGCCGCCCGAAGCTCGATGGATTCAGTAAGGGCGACGTATACGGTATCCAGCCGGGTAATGACCTCAGTCATTATTTGGCGCTGCGCTGGTGGTAGGTCACCGACGGTCGCGTGCGCTTTTGCAATAAGCTCTTTCACTTTCAAGCGGCACATTTGCGGATCTCCATCAGTTCGTTAAAGCGATTAATGAAGAGGCCGAATGCTTGCCCAGGGCGGAGAGGAATAACTTGAATGAGGTCCGAGCATGGAATCCCCTCCAGACAATCCCACTTCGATCCGTCGTCGATTTCCAGATCACGGCGCTCAGTGGCCAGCATTGTTAGATCTGCATATTTGACGACTGCGGCGTGCTCCAGCGGAATATCGAATTTGAATCGGATAAGGCCATCAACATAAGTCTCGATACGGCGGTAATCGGGCAGCAGCGCTTTCAGTGGGGCTGGGATGTCCTGGCAATAAGCTTCTGCGGCATCATGCATCAGCGCTTCAAAGGCGAACTCAGGTGGAACAAGCTGGCTTACCAGTACTGAGTGCTGCGCCACGCTGTAGAACTCCGGTAGGTGCCCGGCAAAGCGGCAGATGTGGGAGAGGGCGGTCGCGATATCTTCAATATCAATATCGTCCACAGTCGCGGTCAGGTAGTTAAATTTCTTGCCGGATAATGTCTGAATGTAGCTCATTTCTTTCTCCATTTTAGCGCGCTGCACCGCGCGGATTTTGGTTGCACGAATCCCTCGCCGGTTGGCGATAATTAACGGGATTACGCTTCACTAATAACCCCCGCTGCCGGGGGCTATTAAGGCTGGGTAATTACGCGCTGAATTTACCGATAAAGGTTTCTACTGGCTTGCCGTCGAATTTGCTGATCAGCAGATCGCGGAATTCGTTGGCGATCGCTTCTTCCTGGGCTTCCAACTGCACGATACGGATAACGAAACACGGCTCACCACTTTTGAGCAGGCTATTACGCAGACTGAATGCACGCTCGCCAAGACCTTCATAGGGCACGCATTTGAACTCGAACGCCACCGGCATAACGTCTTTGCTGCTGGCCTCAATGCTTTGCATCAGCGATTTTTTGCCGCTGAAATCGCTATCTTCATGGTCAGACTGTGTCGCCTGCTGGATAGTGACGCGACGAACAGCCTGGGCTGCCTGGGTGATCTGCATGGAGTTACCGTCGGCATCGAATGCCAGCAGGTAATCTTTCCAGTCCTCCAGCCATTCGGCGATCTGCTTCTGGCTCAAACGGGTACCGTCAATAGCGAGCAGCGCGCGGAAAGGTGCCGTCTTTTTCAGGCCAATTGATGCGGTGTTATCGGCATGGCCTGGGTTAACCAGCGTGCCGATATTGAAGATAGAGCGAGCGCGCATATTGTCGGCATCAATAAAGCAACGAGCTGGCGTTGCATCACTGGAGTAGCCAGTGGAGTAGCGGACAAAATCATCAATGCTGGTTGTTTCCATAGAGCCACGGAAACGGAAACGCTCAAGATCGAAACGCTCCAGGCTTTCAATGCCAGCGTTATTCGGGATCAGGGCTGTAGGGCATGCGGTTTCGCGTACCTTTTCCAGAGCGAATGAGGAAAGGGTCAGTTTCTGAACGTCCTGGATCGCGGCGCTATCAAGCTGTGTCATAACAATTCCTTAAATGTTGGTGTAGAAAAACAAAATCGATGGTCTATCAATCGCGGCTTACTTCGCCGCGCGCAGCTTTCCGTCTGGATCACCGCCGAGGGTGAACAGGTTCCCCTGGTCTTCCTGCAGGATGGTGAGTTTCCCGCCTTTGTTAACCCACATAGGGGTTTCGGTGGTGTCCTCTTCAGTCGCCTTGCCGCGTGGCGTTGGGGTGACGTACTGAAGCTTGTGCTTAATTTTGACGCGCTTCTCTTCGACGGAATTGCCCATGCGTTCAAAATCAAAGGTCAGAGTTACCTTGCCTTTGTTGCCATTATTCAGAACGCCCAGGGCTGTGTTATTCAGTGCCGCTGCGATTTTGTTCACGAACACGCCGGCATCCAGTTCGCCCAAAAAGTCGGGCACTACGGTCATGCGATCATTACTCATGGTCACCTCATTGTGACGGCTGCCACCGTCAGTAAGTTTTCTCCATACATGATGTTGTGGCGGTGGTGCCTCCACCTGCCAGCCCGGCCAGGACTGGCGACGTACACTAATCAAGACACATATTCATTTTTAAGTTGAATAAGCTGGTGGCCTCGTCACGTGCGCATAGCCGCAATTACCACAACTGGAAGCGCACTCCGCGTTTTGTTTCACACCTGTCATCCACAACTGGTAGAGAAGGAGTGCGCTTTCATGTTGTGTGCCTGTCTTTTCACCACATCAGGCTCGGTGGTATCCTTCAAAGTCCCTACAACCCCAAAGGAAAGCAAAATGATTAATGGCATTGCCCATTTATTCACGCAAGTGAAAGCCAATATTGCTGAGCTTCGCGGTGTTAAAGTCAGCGGCTTCGTTGATAGTACGGCTGTGTCTTGCGTAACCAACCGCGCTCTTCAAATTTGTGCCCTTGACGTACTTCTGTATGATCACCGTAAAAAGTATGCCAATCAGCTTAATGGGCTAGGTGGTAAACAGGCTCTTTACCATAAACTTCTGCTCAAATATCAATGGCCACTTTCGGTAATCAGGGGCCTTACGCTTCCAGATGTACTTCTGGCTCTTCACGATGAACTTCAGTTTGATACTCTGCCGGATGGTGTTGGCGAGTATTTTTCCCAAATCGCTCGTGCCAACTACCCGGTTAACTTCCCTGACTACCTTGATGCTGAATGGGATCCCAATTTGTCAGAGAAATTTCTAATTGAGATTCAGCGGTAACTTCAGTGATCATCGAAGTTAATTCAGCAAGCCTCTGCTCAATGGAGGCTTTATCCGTATGCAGCTGCCGTAGGGTAGTCATCGCTTCGACTTTCTTACACAGCCACTGGTAAAGTTCATCGTTGTTAAAGTCACCAGCAAAGATGACTGGCTCTTTCTTCTGCATCACCGCCTCCTAAGCATCTAAACCACAGTTGCGAATCATCCGGTTATTCATACGCCACCGGCGGCTACTTCGTGGGCGTCCTGCCTGTTCGCTGTTGATGAGAATAACGATAAAGATAAATTGCGTTATACGCAAGTAATAAATTGCGAGTTATGCAAATTTGAGGGCGAAAAAAAACCGCCAAATTGGCGGCTTTCTTTTAAGGGGGGGATTAAGCGTGTCGTTTGAATGACTGTGACTGGCTGATCATTACTTTGCCGAAAACATAAAAACGATGTTCATTGCTTTTATCTACCGCCCACTCTCTGTACTTGGGGTTATCGGAAATAACCAGTAGTTGGTCAGGTATCATCTGTAAGCGTTTAACGTATACTTTATCGTCAAAACCAAAGACATATATACCATCGCCATCGAATTCATGTACCGAAATATCTACAAAAATCAGGTCGCCGGGCTCGATTGTCTCTGCCATGCTATCGCCGCGGACGTTGATTACCTTAACTTGGTCAGAAGTTCGCCCACCAAACATAGATAAGGCGCGCTCATTGTTGTATTCGATGGAGCGGATAACATCAATAACGTCGCTGCCCTGAATAAAACCACCGCCAGCGCTCGCGCTAACATCAAGAATTTCCACTCTGAACACCGAGTCGTCTCCAATATGTGGTGTTGGGACACTGTTTTTATATACAGTAGTTCCATTTCCATCAGGAGTAAAGAGGTCAGCAACACTAACGCCTAAAGCTTCAGCATATTTGCTAAGTGATTGTTCAGTAAATGACTTCTGCTTGCCAGTTTCAACGCGAGAAATATTTGCGCCGTCAACACCAACAGCCTCTGCAAGATCAGCGATTTTTAGTCCCTTCGCAGTGCGAAGTTCTCTTATGCGGTTTCCTATGTTCATGCGCCTATTACATGTTGTTTTTGCGTGATGTGCAAAGCAACTTGCGCAAGTCGTATGTTCACCTTATTATGCGTATTGCGCAATTATAAGGAGGAGATATGCAATCACCATTACGAAACTTGCGTAAATCGCAAGGGATGACACTTTCCCGGGTGGCAAAAGAAGTTGATATCGACCCGGGGAATTTAAGTCGAATAGAGCGAGGTCAGCAAATAGCGTCGCTTGATGTTGCTGAACGGTTGGTTCGCTTCTTTTCAGGCCAAATCAATGAACTAGAGATTCTTTATCCACATCGATATGCAAACTGTAGCGGTATGGGTACGGATTTAAAACCACAGAGATAAGAGGTAAGCCGTGGGTAACGAACCTATGTGGAAAGTCGAACGTCAGCCAGCCTGGCTGGTGGCCGCACTTAAAAAGACGATTACCGATCTGCCTGGTGGATATGTTGAAGCAGCGGAATGGTTAGGAACGACCGAAAACTCGTTGTTTAACCGCCTGCGTACCGAAGGCGATCAAATTTTCCCGCTTGGCTGGGCGATGGTGTTACAGCGTGCTGGTGGTTCAAGCCACATTGCTAATGCCGTTGCGCACCACTCTAACGGCGTTTTCGTAAAACTCCCGGACATTGAGCAGATGGGGAATGAGGAACTGCTGACGAAATTTAATGAGCTGCTGGCGGCGTTGGGGCGCTTTGCTCAATTCCACAATGAGTCAACAGCGGACGGTGTGTTGGACAACGAGGAAAACAAAAAGATGAAGGCAAAAGGCTACCGGGTGCAGTCGCTGGTGGCAGAAATAATGGTAGTGACAGAAATGTTATTTGGGGAAGTTGACGCCCGCGAGTGTGCAGCTCCGGGCGTCCTGGCGAATAACTCTACGTGTATGGAGAAAAAATCCGCATGACCAGTTTAACGGCTTTTAACCGTTTACCGCAACTCAGGATGATCCCGGTGCCGGGTTCTCCGTTGTTTCGGTATGAACGCAGAGTATCAAACCGCTGGGTTCCATGTAACCACAGTCGGGCCGTCTCAATTGTGGGGGTCTACTACCGGAGGGCAAAACGCTTATGGGCGAACTTAACCGGCGGTACCGGGACCACCGCGGCGTGCCAGTCCGTGTTATCCGCTGGGAGCCAGAAACACAGCGCGTTATCTACTTACGCGACAGCTACCCACACGAGTGTTTCAGCCCACTCGAACTGTTTCGCAAAAAGTTCAGGGAGATAACGGACGATCATGAGCACTAAATTAACCGGCTACGTATGGGATGGCTGCGCGGCGTCGGGCATGAAGTTGTCGAGTGTTGCGATTATGGCTCGCCTGGCTGATTTCAGCAGCGACGAGGGCGTGTGCTGGCCGTCTATCGAGACTATTGCTCGCCAGCTTGGCGCTGGACCGAGCACAATCAGAACGGCAATCGCGAAGCTTGAAAAAGAGGGCTGGCTTACCCGTACCCAGCGCCGTAACGGCAACCGTAATGCCTCGAACGTGTACCGCCTGAATGTAGCAAAACTGCGAACGGCGGCATTTTCTCAACTGCCAGAATCTGACACGTCAAAATCTGACGCATCAAAATTTGACGCCTCAAAATCTGACCCGTCGAAATCCGGCAATAACGGCGGTTTTGACCCGTCAGAATCTGGCGGGGATCCGTCAGTAAAATCAAAACCAGAACCACAAGTAACTACTAAAACCCCTTGTCCGGTTGCGGCGCAACCAGACCCTGAAATTGTGATTACTGACCAGGCGATTGTCGTTTTAACTCACCTGAACCAGATCAGCGGATCCCGGTACCAGAAATCAAAAACCTCGCTGGAAAACATCCGAGCCCGTTTGCGTGAGGGTTACAGCGTTGCCGACCTGCAGCTGGTGGTTGACCTGAAGCATGAGCACTGGAACGGGAACGATGAACAGTACCAGTACATGCGACCGGAAACGTTGTTCGGGCCGAAGAAGTTCGAAGGTTACCTGTCCAGTGCAACCCGCTGGGAGAACAAAGGCCGTCCCACTCGTGATACCTGGGATAAAACCCGCGAACGCGACATAAACGCCATCAGCCAACCTAACGACACTATTCCACCGGGGTTCAGAGGATGATTAAAAATCAATACTGCCAGGCGCTGGCGGAAATGCGCAGCAAAAGCGCGCACAAGTTGAAGGAAGTCGGCGATCAGTGGCGTACTCCTGATCTGCTTTTCTGGGGCATCAATGCGATGTTTGGCCCGTTGGTTCTCGACCTGTTTGCTGATGACGATAACGCGAAGTGCCCAGCATGGTACACCGCTGAAGATAACGCTTTAACGCAGGACTGGTCATCCCGTTTGCTGGAGCTCGGCGGCGCTGGTTATGGCAACCCGCCATACAGCCGGTCGCAGTATAACGATAAACAGGCAATCACCGGCATGCGCCACATCATTTCACACACATTGGCAATGAGAGAACAGGGCGGGCGCTACGTCTTTTTAATCAAAGCGGCAACGGGTGAAGTCTGGTGGCCGGAAGAAGCAGATCATGTCGCGTTTATCCGTGGGCGTATCAGTTTCGATCTGCCAGTGTGGTACCGACCAGAGGAAGGGCAGCCGTCCGAATCGTCAGCAGGGTTTAGTGCTGCGATTGCGGTATTCGATAAGTCATGGCGTGGTGAGCGTTTCAGCTACATCAGCCGCACCGTGCTGGAAGAAAAAGGGCGTGCGTCTATGGCGCTGGCCACCTTTGCCGCCTGTAAAGCTCTGCCAACAGCCGCACAGTCGGTGCTGAAGGAAGAACAAGCCACGGCGCCGCAGGTGTTACCGGGAGCAGAATCACGCATCTGGCCGCTTGAGGTAGGCATTGTGTTTAACCAGGTAGATGGCGCTGATGCGCTGGAAATGTCGCAGCAGAACAAACTAAAAGCCCACATCAACCAGCTCTGGCTGGAACGAACACCCACCAGCGAGATTATTGATATCGCGCGCGGCCTGACCGGGAGCATGTTGGGGGTGACCTGTGCGTGAAATTATCGTTGATAACTTTGCTGGTGGCGGTGGGGCATCAACCGGCATTGAACTGGCGATCGGGCGTAGCGTGGATATTGCTATTAACCACGATGAAAACGCCATCGCAATGCACAAAACAAACCACCCGGACACGCTTCATTACTGCGAATCGGTGTTTGATGTTGATCCGGTTGCGGCCACCGGCGGTAACGCTGTCGGCCTGGCATGGTTTAGCCCTGATTGCCGTCACTTCTCAAAAGCGAAGGGCGCAAAGCCAGTGAAGAAGGAAATCCGTGGGCTGGCGTGGATTGTCCTGCGCTGGGCACTGGCGAAACGTCCTCGTGTGATGATGCTGGAGAACGTTGAAGAGTTTAAAACGTGGGGGCCGCTGCTGGATGATGAAATGCGCCCGGATCCTGCACGTATTGGCGAAACCTTCAAAGCTTTTGTTGGCATGTTATCCACTGGCATTGCGCCGGATCATCCGGCGCTGGATGAGGTTTGCGAGTTCCTCGGGATTGAGCCCGAAAGTATGCAGGCGAGACAACTGATCGACGGGCTTGGGTATGCCGTTGATTTTCGCGAGCTCCGCGCGTGTGACTACGGCGCACCTACTATCCGGAAACGCTTTTTCATGGTTATGCGCTGCGATGGCCACGCGATTGAATGGCCTGCCGTAACCCATGGGGATCCTAAATCGCTAGAAGTGCAAAGTGGCAATCTTGCTCCATGGCGTACAGCTGCCGAATGTATCGACTGGAATATCCCGGCGCTGTCTATCTTCGACCGCAAAAAGCCACTGGCAGAAAATACGCTTAAGCGCATCGCGCGGGGCATCCAGCGCTTTGTTATTGAGAGCGCATCGCCGTTTATCGTGAAGTGTAATCACACCAGCACCAAAACGAGTTACGACTGTTTCCGTGGGCAGGCGCTGGCCGAACCACTACAGACAATCACAAAAACCCATGGCTACGCGGTTGCTGTTCCACACCTGACGAAATTCCGAACTGGTGCAACCGGGCAACCCGTTACCGAACCAGTACCAACGGTGACCGCTGGCACATCGAAACGCCCTGGCGGTAATGGGCATGCGCTCGGTGTCGTTGAAGCTGCATTAACGCCATTCCTGGCTGGCAATGGTGGTAGTGAATACCAGGCGAAGCCACGGCCGCTGGATAAACCTGCGCATACCATCCTCAAGCAATCCCGCTCCTGCCTGGTAACGCCGACGTTAATTCAGATGGGCTACGGTGAACAGCCTGGGCAGGAACCGCGCGTCCTGCAACTTCATCACCCTCTGGGCACCGTTGTTGCTGGTGGCAATAAGTTTGCGACCGTAAGTGCATTCCTGGCTAAACACTACGGCGGAAACTACACCGGGCCGGGGATCAGCCTAGATGAACCAGCGCACTCTGTGACAACGGTAGACCATCACGCACTGGTTAGCGCGCAAATTGTTGGTGTTGGCGGTCGTGCAGGACAGAGCCGCCCGAGAGACGTTAGTGAGCCTATCCAGACCCTGACGACGAAAGCAGATAGCGCAATGGTTACTTCACATCTTATTAAGCTGCGCGGTACCTGCCGAGATGGGCAGCGTCTGGACGAGCCCATGCCGACTATCACCGCTGGCGGGCAGCACGTCGGCGAGGTTCGGACCTTCCTCGAGACTTACTGCGGGGAGAGCTCAGACGAATGGCTGGTGACCATTGAAGGGGTGAAATACCAGATCGTGGATATCGGGATGCGCATGCTTCAGCCGCATGAACTGTACAAGGCTCAGGGCTTCCCCGATGGCTACGTTATCGATCAGGACTTCCGTGGCAAGAAATACGCCAAAGATAAACAGGTAGCGCGCTGCGGTAATGCTGTGCCGCCTCCATTCGCCGAGGCGCTTGTGCGCGCAAACTTACCGGAGCTCTGCGTGAGCAAAGAGGAAAAAGCAGCATGATGGATTTAACTTCGCGTCAGCAGCACGTTCTGGATCTCCTGATCGATTACCAGCGTGAACATGGTTTCCCACCTACTAACTTCGAACTGGCGGGGCTGCTGGGATGCAGCTCTCCCAACGCTGCGGCGGATCACCTCCGCGCGCTAGAGAAA